AAATGCTCTAACTCAATATCAACATTATCAAAATTGGTTAAAAAATAGAAATCCATTTAGAGCCAAATTAGAAGCAAAGTTTGGTTATGATACAAAACATGGAATGCATCTCTATCGGTTGGTAGATGAATGTCGAGAATTAATGACAACTGGAAAAATTACTTTTCCAAGACCGGATAGAGAGCATTTATTAGCAATCAAAAATGGAGTATATTCTTTTGAACAATTACTAGAAAAATTTGAAACAGTGAATGAAGAATTGGATGACATATTAAAAATCAGTATTCTTTCAGATCAACCTCAATTAAAGAAAGTTGATGATCTGTGTATTAGTATGATTAATCAACATATAAAATAAAAAAAGGAGAAAAACAACAACATGAACAAAAAAACTTTAGTAATAAGAATTGTAGAATTTATCCACAAGGCAAATATTCAATATAAAGAATTAAACAACAACGACATATGGTTATTGATTCTAATTACTTTTATGTCTATGTTTGGTATGGCATCAACTATAATAACTATATTTCTATTTATGGGTTTAAGAAGTATATACATATTTGATATTCTCAAAAGATTGGGGGTTATTTATGAAGAAGAAAACAAAACCAATGATGAAGAAATTATTAAAAACACCAAATAATACTTTTATGGTTGGGGAATTTGATAGACGATTCTTCAACCATGAGTACGAACTTTTGTTTAATACCAATACTGGACTTGAAGTGTTAAGAGGTATAAACGGGCACTCAGACCCCTTTCAGTTAGAATTTCCATCTATGTTAGATATTGGAATCATGGGACATTGTATAAACAATTGTGAAATTTGTTATCAAGGGCGTGATTATGAAGATAACATGACCCTTGACAATTTCAAAAAAATAATAGATGAAGCAAAATACCATGCAAACCAAGTAGCTCTCGGTGGAAGGGGTGATCCCAATCTTCATGAAAACTTTAAAGAAATTCTTGAATATTGTCGGAAAAACAATATTGTCCCAAACTACACTACAAGCGGAAATGGATTAACAGATGAACATATTGAAATATCTCAATTATGCGGAGCAGTAGCTGTTTCTGATTATCGACAGGATTATTCATATTCAGCATTAGAAAGATTAACTGATGCTAAAATCAAAACCAATCTTCATTTTGTATTAACAAGAAGTACATATGAAGATGCTATAAAAATTATATACGGGTATAATCCCTGGAGGACAAATGGTAACCAAGCAACATTATTTGATATAAACAAATTAAATGCAGTTATATTTTTATTATTTAAACCACAAGGAAATGCAACAGATTATCTCTATTTTATTCCTACTTCACATCAACTAGAAGCATTTTCAAACTTGATTACAAAACCTTCTTGTAAAATAAAAGTTGGTATGGATTCTTGTCTTGTAAATCATGTCCTACAATATGTGGAAATGGATGATATGCAAAAGATGTCTGTGGATTCATGTGAAAGTTCAAGAATGTCTGTTTATATATCTCCAGGCATGGAACTCATTCCATGTAGTTTTGCAGATCATAAAAAATGTGGCGTTCCTTTAAAGAAAAAATCTATCTTTAAAGTTTGGAATACTGCACCTGAATTTAAAAGATTTAGGAAAATCTTAAAAAAAAATCCATACACATGTCCAGCTGGATTTTAATTAGTTACCACTAAGGAGAAACCTATGTTAACTTTAATGTTTGTTGCATTACCATCAACTTTTGAACTGGATCATGTTCTTTCTATAAGAGAAGCTTCTGGATTTTTTGATGCCGAGTTTGAGCATTGTAATATTGAATATCTTAGAATGGTTATGGAATCAATAAAAACTACTCCATTGACTGTTCTTCCAGATGCTTTAATTCATCATCATACATTTGACAAAATTAACCAGGTAATAACTGATCTAGGTTTATGTATTGAAACCCGTATTGATCATAACTTTAACAGAAACGTATTTATATACAATGGAAAAGATACATATATGACTACGTTCATATGTTTTAATTTATATCTGGTGAATCAATTGAAAAATTATGGAAAGGCATTAAAGAGAATGGTTGAGTTAGATGAGTATGGTATGTCAGATGAAGCTCTGGTTCGTTTAGTAAAATAACGGAAAAATAACGGGGAAAATTTTAGATTATTTCCCCGTTATTTTTTTGCTTATTTAATGAAGAAGTTTAGTTCAATTTTTTCTACAACTCTGGTAGGTTGTAAAGTAACATCAACATGAAATATTTTAGTTTTTCTTTCATAGTCGGTTGCACCTACATCTACTGTATATGAATCTAATCCTCTATTTTGTTTAATTACTTCTAGGAAGTCAACAACACTACCCGCAACTTGACCCCATGTAATTTCATCATTTTGCTCGAAAACAAAGAATCTGCAGTATTGTTCTAAGGCTCTCTTAGCATATAAAACAAGTCTTACAATATTTAGATCTTGTAATGCACTTGCTTTAGCTTGTGATGTTAATTGACCCCAAACCACATGTCCTTGAGCAAACTTAACAATTGGGTTTAATTGCTTTAAGTACATTTGATCTCGTTGACCCAATCTAGGATTATATCTCATTTCCTTAATTGAATCAATTGAAGCTCTGTTGAATCCTGCAACAGCAAACCATAATTCAGCAACATTATCATTCCTTGGTAATAGATATGCCATATGGTATATTGGAGAAAACCAAACATCTGCTCCCGTAAATGGATCTGATACTTTATTGAATGATTCATAAAGAGCAACAAAGTAATTATTAAATGTATTAGTATCATTTCTAGTATCTAATGCAGCATTTACTGTTGCGTTATCACCATTATCTAAAATACCAACACAGTCACGTCTTGTTTGACATAAAGTACTTATAGCTGTCTTTACATCTGCTGGATATCCAGCATCATAAACAAGTGTAAAGTAAATTGATTCAGGATCTAATATAGTATCATCAGTAATACCTGAATATGCTTGCTCTAATAATGTTTCAGCTTCATCAGTATCAAGGTCACCTTGAGCATCTATTAATGATCCTTCTGTTCCTTTTCTTAATGGTTGTGGTTCTGAAGAAACAAAAGCAGTGGCAACACTTACTAATGATTTTTTGATTCTGTATGAAATTGTTGAATTAATATCAAAAGAAGAAATGTCTCCATTCCATCCTTGAGTTGCAGTATCTAAATCTCTTTCAGCAAATACATTAACAGTTTCATTGTCTGTACCAGACGAAGCTCCTAACCAACCATTAATTGTATTACCTTTTGCATCTTTAGCAACTATCCTATAAGTTGCATCTCCAGTTTCTGGAGTTGTTTGCCAATCAGAAAAATCTTGTTTGTTATCTGTAATCGAACCAGAACCACCTGTGATATTAGCTGAAACTACACCTATATCTTTATCATAAGTTCTAACAGCAAGATCATAACCAGCAGTATATGTATCATTCGCTTCACTAAGAATCATATCCGCTCTTAAAACAGATGAATAAGTTTCAAGAACTGATTGAATCCATAAAGAGTCTCCGGAGTTATCTTTTGCAGCTGGGTCAAATGATATATTAAATGACTCAATTATAATATCATCCCCATCTGATTGTTTTTCATATATATCCATCACATAAGTATCATATAGCAGTGGATTTGAAAATTCAGTTATCCTCACACCGATACTATTATAATGTTCTCCTCTTCCAATTGGATATAGAAAACATAATGGTTGTTTATCTCCATCTACTGCCAAATTTGTTTTTAATTCTGCTTTTGTATTAATACTTTCAACGTATGTAATACTAATACTAGCTGTTGTATCTGCAGCAGCTAATTGTGCATCAATTCTTAAATTTGCATATGCCGCATCATCAGCCATAAGTCTCATCCAATATAAAGAACCAGACTCTCCTAAAAAGTTATATCCAATATATGGACCTTGACCAAAATTCTTTCCGTAATCTGCAATATTTGGTTCGCCCCATTCTGAAATATATTCAGATCTTGAACCAACAAATATTACTTCATTGTCTCTCCCCTTTTTTGAAAATCCGCATAACAATCCAATAGTCGACGGAACATTCTGAACAAATGTAGAGAGATCTATGATTTTTGTATAAACACCAGGTGAGATATTACTCATAGCGTATCCTCCTAAATTTAATTAATAGGTTGTTTATTTTTTAAATAATTTCCATGGTAACAGTTTTAAATAATTTCTATATTTAAATTTCTTAGATACGCTTTCTTAAAACGGCCTATTTCCGTTTTTAATTTCTATTATAAATACAGATACCAAACAAACACTAATCGTCTGGCATCAGTTTTAACTATCGTTGGGAATGTAACTCTTGAAAACATGCTGAATTGACCTGAATGTCCTCCTGCCCCACTAGTTGCAGTAAATAAACCAGCTTCACTTAGTTGATTTCCGTTTGAATCATTCGCTCCAATTGTAACAGATATTCTTATAATTAACCAACTATTATCATTCAATGTATCAGGTTCAAATGTAACACTATCAAAAGATTTTTTATAATATCCTGTTTCTGGATATCCAGCAGATGCAACATGATAATCAGCATTAGATGAATCTGTAGCATTAATCATAACTCTTGACGATAACTCAGTTTCACTAATAACTGGAGCAATAGGCACAAATGGATCTCCAACATCTACTCCACCATTGCCTAAACCAAACCATGTTAAAAACTCATCTTTTGTTGGAGTGGCAAATGCGTTTTCAGTATTGACTAATCTTTGTGCTAATAATTCTCTACCAAGATAAACAACAAGATTATTTTTATGTACTAATTTTTTATTTCCACTTTCATCAAGTTCATAAATTTTAACAAGCCCCTTAGGTCTTCTATCAGTATTTTCTTTCTTACTATTAATAGAGTCTCCTAGACATTGGTCTCCATAATAATCAAATGCATTAATTTCTAAATCTTTTTTACTCATGTTAGTTTATCCTTAATAATATCCTTTTATATTTTGTTCTAAAAAAAATATTAAGTTAGAATAAATCATGGGTATGCAGAGCTACATTTATCCACACAAAATATGTACCATGATCTATTGCATTTATTCTATAAACGTTCCACATCTAGGACAAAACTTATATGATGATTTACTTTTTAATCCACATGAAGAACATGTTAATTTAACTTTAGCTAATATAGATTTTTTAACTTGAGTTCCCTTAGAATTAGTACCACGTAATTGAATGATAATAACCTCTGAAGTTTCTGTTTCTCCAATACTGGCATAGTTAAATTGTTGATTTATTTCAGACCCCTTAACAGTAATTCCTAAATCATCAATTGGAGTTTTCAATTCGTTAATCTCACCCATATTTGCAAGTTCAGATACATCCTGAACATTACAATTAAATGATTGTAGATTATTTTCACTAGCACCAACTACAGTATTACCGTCGCTTTGAGTATATTGTGGAGAGTCTGCTACACCCTTTCCAGCAGTGGTATTATAATAGACATCATTTATATATGGTTCTGGATAATGACAAAATCTCCATGGTTTATGATTATAATGATAAGTATGATGATGCTCTGTTATAATATTTTTTATTACAGTAGCTTCTTTCTCAAATGCAAATTCAATTCTAATTAAACCATCATCAATTTTATCTCCACGATGATTTATAATTTCTTGAGTCTTTTTAATAAATTTAAACTTATTTTTTGCAACAGTATTCTTTAAAAATCCTTCAAGCTCTACTGACTTATTAGGTTCAACAATTAACGAATTTCTATCAAGGACATCTTCTCCATCAATTTGAATAGTTACAGAAGCCTTTCTAGAATTTAAATTTTTAAGATAAAGTGAATACTCACTCCCAAATGGTAGGGTGACAAATCCATCTCTGATCCTTAAGATTTGCCCATTAGATTTTAATTCAGCGATAAAATGATTTTTGTAAGTCATGATAAAATCCTCCTTTTACAGGCGACCGACTAACACCTCAAATTTTTTAAAGTCGATTGGTGATTTTTATTTTGTTCTAAATTTATTACCAGGTTAGAATATATTACTATATATATTAATAAATGAAAACAATTATTATCTTTATTTTATGAGGAGGAATATTATGTTACCAAAACCAGGAAGTAAAGATTATGACAAAATGATAGATTCTATACGCACCGATTTAGATAGCGGTATGCAATTAACCAAATTTGAAATGGTGGCTCGTAAGCTTTTAAAAACACAAGGAAGAGATTTTGATACAGAATTTGCAAAATGGAAAGCTAAAAGAGAGACTCCAACCCCCGTTATGAAAATTAAATGTGGCTGGTGTGGTTTGGATATGGGAACTAAACCTTGTAATGAAAGTCAACAGAATGTGATTTCTCATAGTATTTGTGAGTCATGTGAAATCAAAATAAAAAAGGAGATATCTGAATATGTTGAATCCAAGATTTAAATGCGAGGTATGTGGAAAAGAACGGCAGGAAGCATTTATTGATGTTCTCAAAAAAGATCGATCTTCTGAATGGGGTTTATCGGAAGGAACAATGACAGAAAATATTAAATTCTGTAATGATAAGCCTGAATGTTTCTTTGGAGCAGAAAAAGTAAGACTTGTTTCAAAGAAGGTCAAGGAAAGACCTTAAATTACCTGGTGCGGAGGGGAGTAAAATAAGTGATGATCCTGATTAGTTCATCACTTATTTTTTTGTTCTAATAATTAAATAATGGTTTATCTATTTTAGGTTTAGTAATAGTGTGATTATAATTTTTCCAGTCATCTTCAATATGATCTGGGAATACATAAAATTTAGTATCAAAATTCATAATCATACCATCTCGTTTTCTCATATCAGCTTGAACTATATAACCACCAACTGTTGGATATAATCCTTTTCTTTTAAGATAAGATGTTTGACCTTCAAAACAACCACACTGCATCCCAAGGATCGTGCCGAATAAACTCTGCAACTGTATGTGTAAATGCCCAGAAAGTAAAAATCTTATTGATGGTTTATCCTTTACATTTCTTGAAATTTTTGCTAATTCAGAATATGCTATCTGTTCTACATTCTTTTGCAATCGATAACTATATGAGTAGGGAATTCCCCCGCTCGGATGTAGCATTTTCATATCCACGCCTGGTAAGATTGGAACATCAGCATCATCAAATCCAATATAATGAAAATCCGGTCTTTGAGCTTCAATTGCTAACATTGGATTATGCCCACCACCACGTTTAATAAATGAATAGTCATGATTACCACCAAGAACATAATATTCAAATCCTTTTGGTAAATTTAAAATAACAGACTCTTCTTGTTCCTCTGCTGAAAGAGCATACACCTCAAACTGCTGTCCTGGATAAACATTATACCCAGCGCAAATATCCCCAGGAACAAACATATATTTAACTCCTTTTTTTCTGCAGATTTCAGCAAATTCATTTAAATGAGTTATTTGACATTCCTTAGAACCAAAGTGAAGATCTGAAGCAACACCAAAAATAATTTCTGTATCTTCAAGAGGTTTATATATTGGAGAACCTTCTGATGCTATAACAGAACTTAAAATTATTCTATCTCGATCACATATAATTTCATATCCTTGATTTCTATAATATTCTACCATTTCAAAAATTTTATTTGCAGCACAATCTAAAGTATCACATAATTCATTTCCATCAACATTTTTTTTCTTTTTTAAAATCTCTAAAAACTCTTCTGCTTTTGTTCTATCTTTTTTTTACACTAGACACATATTTCCTAAAAGTTTTTATGTTTCTTTTATACCCAAATTGAGTAATAGCTTCGTTATAAAAGTCTTTAGTACTTACCCCTTTAATCAATTTAAATTTAACAAAATCTGTTAATCCAGGATATTTCATATAAATATAACCTCCCATTATGGACTTCATTTTATATTTTGTTCTATAGACGAAAGGTTGGCATCCTTTTAAAGCCAAGGGTTTATACTATAATTAGGCAGGATAGGATCTACAATTACACATTTGGTTCAAGTATAATTCTAGCTCCATTTTCTTGTAACAGAAGAGCACCATTTTCTTGTAGTAAGAAATTACCAGCTGAAAGGACATCAATAAATACAGCATCGAATCCATGTGTACAATCGAATGTTCCTGCTTCATCAAAATCTCTAAATCCTCCAGTTTGATAATATTGGAATGCATCTGTAGTATCAATCAATGTTTCAGAAACAACATATCCTGTTGAATCTGATGGTGGGCAATGAAGAAAGTCGTGAATCTCTTCTCGGTATTGAAGATCAAATACTTTTCTAATATCCGTTGCAGCTCCAATATCAAAATATGAACCACAATCATAAACTTCTCTTGAATAATATAAAGGAGTAGTAGAATCAAGACAACATGGAATACTATCACCCGTTACATAATCAAAGAAATCTTCTTGACTTGCAATTGGTTCTAAACTATCTTCAATAATAATTGAACTAAATAATCTATGTTTAAATTGTATTGCTTCAAGCACAAGTAATCTAGCTCTGTAAGGTTTGAAAAAATCAATCACAGGTTTAAGTTCATTAAATAATGCTTGCATACCAGAGAGAATAAATCCTAAATTTATAAAACCAAAACCAATGTTAGTACGAACCCAATTCGCTAGATCTTTTAAAAATGAATTTAATATAGCAACATTACTACCTGACAAACCATCTAGACTAGTTTTTAATGAAGAATTTATCAAATCTAAAATACTACCAGCATCACTTCTTGTTTGAAGAAAATATCTACTTTGAGCTATAGTAAATAAATTATAATATTCTGCTAAACTTTCTTTTTGGTTTTGTCTACTTGTTGGTGGTGTAGATATTAATGAATTATATTCTGACAATATATCTACAGGATTTACATTACTTCCATCGTAACAAATTATATTACCTGTAGTATCAACTCCAGATACATATTCTTTATTATAAATATATACAATTCCTAAATATAATTCTAATAAAGATACATCTATTCCAAGAGTTGAAATATGTGCATTTTGTGTTGGAAGAGTTCCTGATGATAACCAACTTTCATATTGGTCTATTATCTTTCGACATAGAATAGCACTTTCTGCACCAGGTTGCGTAATTGGTTGAACACCAATGTAAGGACTTTTTGATGGAAGATTTATTTTATTTATTTGATTTAACTGAAGAATTTGTTGCTGAGTTTGTAGCCAATGAGGATCACCCTCAGTTAAAAAATCATATGGGAAACGAATCTGTGAAGCATTAATGGTTGTTCCTGTTACAGGATCTCCTCTAAATACCAATGACCCATCTACATCAACTTGTAGCCAAAATTCAAAAATATCTAATTCTGTAACCCCGTAATATTGTAAGACTTCTAAGACAGATTGTGGGGTTCCTTTTATTTTATATAAATTAACAAGATCAAGAAAGAAACGAACTTTACTATCTAATGGATTGTTGTCAATATCTTTTAGTTGTGGTGAATAGTTATATCCAAAACTTCTAAATAATTCATCAAGATGTTCATTTGATAATGAATGAGGATCTGTAATTTTAGTTCCAAGAGTTGTTATAGTTCTATGACTGGCATACAAATCTCTGAAGAAACTTCTTAATCTAATATAATCATTAGTATTAAATGGAATTTGGTCAATTACGTTTGTGAAATATTTATCTACGGTGGCTTGCGAAGATTGCGCTATAGCTTTTGTAACATTTGTTAAATCTGTTGTACCACCACTTACAGCTGTAAATATTTTCCAAAAATCGTCAATCGTAAACATATATTATATTCCTCGGATAGAAATTATTTTAAAGAACTCATCCAGCACATATGCCTCATAACATGAAGGTAATAACTCCCCACTACTAACTAACGTTGTATTGTTATAATTTAATGTATTACTTCTTATTTTTAAATCAAGATATAAATAAATAAGTTTTGATAAAGATGTTGTGAATGAATCAAAATCAGCATATAAAATAACTGAAGTTGAATCAAAAGAAATTGTACCCGTTGTATCAATCATAGTAAGAGAAGTTGAATCCATTCTGTATGACAAAAGAGTATCTAACATTATAAGATCATTCGATTGTAAAAGAAAAAGATTTTCTCCTGTATCATTTAATTCCATATATTTACCGGAACTTGGATACAGCATTATTCTCTCTAAATATTCGAGTGGGATAGTTGATCTAGATGTACTTTCTGTATAAAGATATTTGTAAGATGTATATGAATAATCTTCATTAAATAATAATTCAATAAAAGATTCTTGTGGAATATAAGTAGAATCAATCGTAACAGGTGCAGGGATCTGATTTTTATTTACAATACTATATCTGATAAAATTCTCAAAAAAATATTGTAATTCTGGCACAAGTTTTGTTGAAGATAATGTCATTTTTATTTCCTTATATTTTCTGATTTAAAAATTTTTGTGATTCTACACTACATACTATTTTTGCTAGGTTGCCAGTTGAATGTTCGCTACCTGTGGGATGTCCATATTTGTAGTGACATTTCTTACAGACAGAAATAGCATAATCTGGGTCAAGAGCAAAGAATGGTTCAAGTTTTTGTGGTCGTAAGTGATGAACTATAGTTGCATATTCTCCACAGTAGTAGCAAAGTTCAGTGTCTCGTTTTAAGACTAATTGATTTAAAGTATTAAGTTCTGCTGAAGTGTGAGGTAGTTTGTTGTCTTTATGAGGATCTCCACCTTTTGAATTATACAATATACATGTATCTTTACATTCTTGGGAACAATAGAAATAAGATTTGTCTAATCCTTCATTTTCTAAAAAATTTTTTCGATCTTGTAATTGTTTTGAAGTTGGTGTAAACCACCTACCTTTTTCTTTTGAGTTTTTACATTCATGATTTTTACAATGACCTTGAATTTCTCCATTTTTTGTTTCTTTTAATTCTTCAACCTTAAAGAAAAATGGAAATTTTTTTTCATAATCTTTTAACTTATATTTATATGATTCACTTCTTTTCTTTTTATGTTCTTCAGATTGAGGACCTGTCTTTTTTCCTTTATTTTTTCCTTTCATTGATTCACTTATATTCTTTTTATGTTCTTCAGAAAAAGGAGTCCTCTTTTTTCCTTTCTTTGTTTCACTTATTTTTCTTTTTGTTTTTTCAGAAAAAGGGCCTCTCTTTTTTCCTTTTTGTGTTTTACTTATTTTATTACAAACAAATGGGCATCTCATAAAATAGTCGCTACAACACCATTTCCCATTCTTAAACGGAAAATGTGCTTTTTGACCACAACCATAATCGCATATCATTTATTTACCTCTCTTATATCCGTTTTTAAACAATCAGCAGTACTAAGCATATCAAGTGTGTGAATTATTAGTGTACTGGATTTATATTCTTTCCAATCAAAGGAGGATTGGTTGTGAACATCAGTTGACCATCTCCCACTGTGAAATCTTATTCCTTCTTCTAACATGTTATATTGTTCTTCGGTTAATAACTTCCTAAATGTTTCTTTATTAAAAGCTATCATATCAGCAGCATCTCTATCATGTCTACCATCGGTATGTTTACGGCTCCCAAACTGTCCATACTTCAATGAGTCATGAAAAGCAATAGCTAATAATAAAACATCCCCATCTGTAGTTTTTGGTTGATAATCAAATATCCTAAATAGTTTAACCAGAGCATATAACATCTCATATGTATGCTCTGCAATATCAGGAACTCTCCCGTCTATTTTCCTATGATATTTCAAGGTAGACGCAGTTGGTCTATCCCAAGCAGTTGGTAAAATTTTACTCACACCTTTCCATAATTTAAATCCTTTTTCTGTCATATTTTTTTCTAAAAGTTCATCCATCTTTTCTTTGTAATTCATTTGTTGTTCCTTTCTTTATTTCTATTTTGAAAAATGAGATTTATTTATATCCCATACACCTTCAAATTGTTCATTAATACCTTTAATTTCATCTTCCTTAATATTCTCTGCTACAATTCCGTTCAAAATAAAACTTTTTACTTGAG